CAGCTAGTCTTGGTGGTGCTATCACAGCAGCAGTGCTTAATCAAGAGTATGAGATTACAGAAATAGTTAATGCTAACAGTTATAAGTTTACAGCAACAGCTACTGCCAATAGCTCTGATACAGGCAGTGGTGGTGGATCTACTGTTGCAGCTTATCAAATTAATATTGGTTTAGACACCAGTGTTGCAGGTAGTGGGTGGGGAGCAGGAACTTGGGGTCGAGGAACATGGGGTTCTAGTTCAAGTATTATTGCTTCTGGAGCATCTTTACGTCTTTGGAGTCACGATAATTTTGGCGAAGATATGTTGATAAACCCACGTAACGCTGGTATTTACTATTGGGACAGATCAGGTAATTCTGGATCTCCTTTTGGCAGGGCTGTTGAATTAGCAACTTTGGCAGGAGCAGATTCTACAACTCCAACTTTAGCGAATCAGGTATTAGTAAGCGATGTTGACAGACACATTATTGTCTTTGGTTGCGACCCAGAAGATGCGATAGGAACACAAGATCCTTTGCTTATTAGGTTTAGTGGGCAAGAGAGTTTAACAACGTGGACTACAGAAGCAAGCAATACAGCAGGTTCCATTAAGCTTGGAACAGGTTCTGAGATTGTTACGGCTATAGAAACAAAGCAAGGTGTGCTTGTTTTTACGGATGTAAGCTTACATGTTATGCGATACTTGGGACCACCATTTACTTTTGGTATTACGCAGTTATCAAACAATATAACAATCATTGGACCGATGACGGCAAAGGCTGTTGATGATACTGTATATTGGATGGGTAAGAGAGATTTCTATGTGTTCTCTGGAGGAGGTGTCCAGAAGATCCCTTGTTCTGTAAAGAGTTATGTCTTTAATGACTTTAATAATTCTCAAACAGAAAAATTCTTTGCGGCATCAAACAGTTCTTTTAATGAGATTATGTGGTTCTATTGTTCTTCATCTAGTGATGAGATAGATCGCTATGTCACGTATAACTACCAAGACCAGATATGGTATTACGGCACTCTTACAAGGACAGCATGGGTTGATCGTGGTTTAGATGATTATCCTAGAGCAGCAGGGACAGATAACTACTTGTATTATCACGAGTTTTTACTCGATGATGGAAGCACAATTCCTGCTTCAGGTATATCATCTTATATAGAATCCTCTCAGTTAAGTATAGGAGAGGGTGAGAGGTTTGTTTCAGTATCACATGTTATACCAGATTTAACATTTGATGGCTCATCATCTGCATCTCCAAGTGCAACTTTTACTTTAAAAACAAGGAACTATCCTGGTGGAGAGTACCTTCAAACAGAATCTAATGGGGTAACGCAGTCACAAGCAGAGACTTCAACATTAGTAGAACAGTACACAGAAGAGATCTATATGCGTCTAAGAGGTAGGTCTTTTGCCTTAAAAGTAGCCAGTGAAGACACGGAAGTGCAGTGGAGATTAGGCACACCTCGTGTTCATATTAGACCTGATGGTAGAAGATAGTGACAATTTTCAACTCTAATGATATTCTAGGGATAATGTTAGTTAACTTAACAAAGACAATTGGATAATTAATATGTACGAATTAGCACCACAAGCCAAACAGTTAGCTAGTAAGGGTCGATACGGAGACTCAATGCTTGTTCATATGAACCCTGTTGAGGTTGATACTTTGAACAAGATGTCTGGTAACTTAATGACAGTTAACCCTGATACTGGTCAACCAGAAGCTTTCTTGCCTATGTTGCTTCCTATGTTGGGAGGTTTACTTGGAGCTGGTGCAGCAGGTTCTGCTGGTTTAGGTATTTTAGGAACTGCTGGTGCAATAGGGTTAGGTAGTGGTATAGGATCAACTGCTGCAACAGGTAGTCTTAAACAGGGTATAAAGACAGGATTACTTTCATTTGGCACTGCTGGTGTCTTAGGTGGTTTAGGTAGTTTAGGAACAGCTACAACACCAGGATTGGCTACTGCACCTTTAACTACACAAGCTCCAACTATCAGTGGTTCTCAATTTGTCCTAGGTTCTCAAACAACAGGTAATGCTTTAACTGGCATTCCATCTCAAGTCTTAAAGGGCACAACATTAGGTGGTTTTAACCCAGCAATAGGAGGAACTGCTAATCCTATTTTTAGTACCTTTGCAGACGAAGGTTTAAAAGCAGGTTTAAAAGCTGCTACTCCAGCGTTAACATCTGCTGCTATTGGTTCATACCCAACAGTTATGAGTGAGATGAGAGGAAACTTTGATGATTATGAAGAAAGTTCTCCTTATCCGTTTGTTCCAGAGGCTAATCCTTTATCACGTACAGTAAGAACAATGGATTCAGATTTTCAAGGACCAGGTGAGTTTTCTTTCTTTGAGCCATATAGCCAGTCATCAGGTCCAACACCTAGTGATCCTTCTTTTGGACAAACATCTCCTTCTTTTAATCAGTTAGCTTCTAACTATGGGGCTTCTGTACCTAGCTCTCTTCCAATAAATTACTCTACCTCAAACTTTGGAGATGAGCAGAATAGAAATAGAATGCCACAGTTTCCTAAGAATCCTTTTGTACGAAGCTTTGCCGAAGGTGGCGAGCTTCCAATAGGTTTAGACAGTGTACCTGATCAACCAATGATGGAAACAATCGACCCAATGATGGATGAAGTTGATCCAATGATGGAATCAGTTGAGCCAATGGCTGCACCTAGAGACATTACAGAGGAAGAGGCAAAAGATCATGCGAGACTATGGGATGCAACAACTGCTATAATTAAAGACACTTTGGCAGGAGAGCCTGATGAGCCTGGTGATCAAGAAATATTATTAAAAGCTGTAGAAATTTTTGGTCAAGAAACAATAAGTTCTTTAGTTCAACAATTGCAACAAGGAAACACGTTTTCAGGTTTGGTCGAGTCTAATGCTCCAGATGGAGAAGATGTTGTTCCTGTTTCTAAAAGCGGAGAACAGCCTATTCTTGTTGGTGGAGGAGAGTATATACTTCCAGTAGAGGTTACTGATGCTATAGGTGCAGAGAATCTTAATATGGTTACAGAGGCGATTACAGGAGTTGATCCAGAACAGGCACAACGAGAACAAATGAGTGCGTAAATAAATGGGTTATATAGAGCAAGAGTTACATAGATGTAGAGAGTGGATAGAAGGTGCTTTAAAAGTTTATGATACTCACGATTTTGAAGATATAAAAGAAGGTGTTTTAAATGGTCGATACCACCTTTGGCATGGAGAAGATGCTTGTATTATTACGGAGTTTATAGAGTATCCAAAGTACAGAGTGTTAAATGTTTTTCTTGGTGGTGGTGATTTAAAAAGATTAATGATTATGAGAAAGAGCGTAGAAAAGTTTGGTAAAGAAACAGGTTGTAAAAAATTAATAGGCTCTGGTCGCAAAGGTTGGGCTAGAGTATTTACAAGTTCTAAAGATGTCGATGGCATCTATGGTTATATGTATGCAAAGGAGTTAGTTTAATGGGTGGTTCTGCACCAAGTGGAGTTCAAAGAAGTACGTCAACAGTAACTCAAAGTAATCTTCCCGAATATGCAAGACCATATTTTGAAAGGTTGATGAGTCGTGGAGAGGCACAAAGCCTTGAAGATTATATCCCTTATACAGGAGCAAGGATTGCTAGTACTCCTGCCGATATACTTGCGTCAGAACAGTTAGCCAGGGATGTTTCTTCTGCTCCTACTCCTGGATTTGACACAGCTTATCAATCTTTTGGAAGGCAAGCTCAGGGGACATCGCCTTTTAGATCAGGTATAGCTGAGATATTTGACCCCTCTATGACAATGGGTAGGTATCAAGATCCTTACACTGCTAATGTTTCTAGGATGTATGATCCTAGACAACAGGTAGGTTCTTACATGAACCCTTATTTAGAAAATGTTCTTGATGTACAACAAAGAAGAGCACAAGAAAGATTTGATGAAGGTCAAGCAGGAAGAGATTCTCAGGCTGTATCCGCAGGTGCTTTTGGTGGTTCCAGAAGGGCTGTTGCCGATAGACTTGCTAGGCAGGATTTAGATCTAAGACTAAGTGACATGGAGTCGCAAGCTCTTTCTTCTGGGTATTCGGATGCTATGGCTAGGGCTGAGGCACAACAAAAACTGCAAACAGGATTATCTCAACAATTATTTAGTAATGCTCAAGCCGCAGCTAAAGAGCAACAAGCTATGAGAATTGCTGCTTTGGAAAAAGAGGCTTCTCTTGGTATGGATGCTGCACAAAGGGCAGCTACTTTAGATCCTGCTTTTCAGCAGTATGGATTAGAGCGTGTGCGAGCATTAGCTGGTGCTGGTGAGGCGGCTAGAGGAAGAGACAAAGAATCTCTTGATCTGGCTTACGGGGATTTTATTAACCAAAGAGATTTTCCAAGACAGAACCTACAATTTTTAGGCAGTCTTTTAAGAGGTGTGCCTATTACCGCTTCTTCTGAAGTTAGTCAGTATAAACCTAGTCCCTCCCCATACAATGCACTTTTAGCTTTAGGGCTTGGTGCAGTTAATCCTTTCGGGTGATAATATGAATACAATGACACAGCCTACAGCCGATTCTAGCGGTATTGATATAAACCGAGCCTCTTCTTATTTAAAGACAGTGCCTGATGCAGATCTAGCTACAATTTTTCAGAACAAAAGTATTCCTGAAGTTTTTGTTGTAGCAGAGATGCAGAACAGACAGAGTTTAAGAAGCAAACAATCTGCTCAAAATAATACCTCAGATCAATCTACTATTGCTTCTGGTTTAATGGAGGCTTTTTCTCCTCCTCCTATGCCCATGAATCAACAACCTGTTATGCCTATGAGACAGCAACCTTCTATGATGGGTCAACAGCAAGCACCTGTAATGATGGCAAGAGAAGGTTATAACGTGCCAACCTCACTTTATGTAAGTGAAGGTATGAGAAGTAATCCTTCTCTTGATACTACTCACCAAGCTATAGGGTTTGGGCATAACTTGTCAGATGAAGAGCTTAGAAGAGGTACTGTTATATTAAGTGACGGGAGCGTAATTAGTATAAATAATATGTCTGAGGAAGACGCAAGACGTTTAGCACGAGATGATTACAATAAAAATATTTCTAACGCATCTAATGTTTTTAAAGATTATGGTATAGATTTTAATGATCTTCCTCCTATTGTTCAAGATCAGGTAGGAGATCTAATTTATAATATCGGTCCAGGTAATTTTAAAAACAATCCAGGTTTATTAACAGCTCTTTCTAACAAAGATTATTCTAAGGTTGCGGAAGAATTAATGACTAGTGGAACTATGGCTCAAGGAGAGAAACTTCCTGGGCTAGTTACTAGGGCAACTAATAGATCGCAAAAAATTATAGATATGATTGCTGGATCTAACACTGACACTAGATCATCTGCTGTGGCATCTGTAGAACCTGCGGTTGTAGAAGATGAAATGTCACCATCAAGTCTTGCATCTCTTCTTAGTAGTATTAAGAATGTTGCCAGTGAGTTTAATCCTTTTTCTATGGGTAGTGCTGTAGCAAAAGAATATAATGATCCTAGAGATACTGGTGGTCTGTCTTCTATCCCAATGAGAAAGCCTCAAAGAGAAGAAGTGGTTCCTGATATTCCTATGATGAAACCCGAAATGGCTGAGGTAACTCCTGATATTCCTATGATGAAACCTGAGAGAGAGGAATCCCCTGACATAGAAAAAGCAAGAGAGTTTTTAAGAGCGTTTCAAACTAGAGATCAGCCAGAGGTTATGATGGCTCAGAATGGTATGGATGTTGCTGGTGATACAAAAGAAATTCCTATTTTACAAAAAATATATTCTGATGCTAATACTCCAGTAGAAAAATCTTCTGTAAGAGAAGAAGCAAAATTATTTGCTGATAGTCAATATAATCAGAGAATAGCCGAGCAAGAAAGGTTATTACAAAAAATGATAGCAAGACAGTCATCAGTCGCAGAAGGACAGACATCAGCAGTTGGAAGAGTTTTGCCTTACGGAAATCCAGATAATGCTGATTTAGAAAAACAAAAAGAAATAATTGCAGGATTAAAAGAAGCAAGAAATGATGCAGAAAGAAGAAAATTAGAAGACCTTTTAAAAAGAACTGGTGGTTCAGATGTTGACGCAGACTACGTTAGTCCTTTTGGAGTTGTAACAGGTGCTTTTGGAAAAAGTAAAGAATCCACATCTACTCAAGAAGAAATAGAACAGGCAATACGAAACGAAATTCCTTTAAGTCCAGAACAAGTTGCTGCTGAAGCTGACGCTAAAGCTAAAGCTGATGCTGCTGCTGCTGAAGCTGCCGCTGACGCTAAAGCTAAAGCTGATGCTGCTGCTGCTGATGGTGCAGTATTTACACCTGATAATCAGGAACAAGATAAGAGTGGAAACCTATTTGGACTTTCTACTGGAACCTTGTCTGCAATAGCAGCAGCACTTAAAAGTGAGAACCCTAGTGTCTTTGGGGCGTTGGGTGAATCTCTTGAAGCAGGTCAACAATCTCAAGCAGCAGAAAGAATTACTGCTCAGAAAGAAGCGTATAATCAAGCAATAGCAAATGCTACTCAGCTTAAAATAGGACAAACTCGACAAGCAGAAATGCGTGACTTTCTTAGTGATATTGCAAATGAAGGGGTTATTTTAAATGCTTACAATACTTTGAATCCAAACAATAAAATAGAAAAATTTGGTGAATTAAGTCTGTCTGACAAAATACAAGCGTTTAACGCCCTTGCAGGTATTGGTGTGGGTGCAGGTGCAGGTGGTGATGTGACTAATTTAGCACGACGAAACTTAGATGGGTAAGTAAACAATGGGTACTTTAAATATTCCTAATCTAGGTCAGTTTTCTGTAGATGATGCAGTGTGGGCACAGCTTGATGAAGCTGGCAGAAATAAAACCATAGAAGATATTAAAGCATCATATGCCGCACCTGAGCCAGAAGAATCTACATCTTTTTTAGATGCTACTGGTTTTGGTCTTACTCAACCTCTTAGAAATATTGGTAGGAGTGCAGAGGCTTTAGGTGCAGATACTATAAGTGGTACTTTGCAAAGTATTCCTTCACCAGAGGGTTATCAACCTGCTACTGATAGGTTTATGGAGCCACAAGAAGGAGACTTCTCATTAGGTGGTTTTGGTCTTGGATATCTGCCCCGTGCTATAGTAGAGCAATCTGGTCAACTAGCTGGATCATTAGCTACATCAGTTGGTGGTCGTGGTGTAGGAGCAGTTGTAGGCTCTGCATTTGGTCCAGTAGGTACAGCAGCAGGGGGTGCTATAGGGTCAGTAGCTGGACCAGCTATATTCGGAGCCCTTCAAGTTCTTGGTGAGATTGCTTTTAGTAGAGCAGAAAAAAATAACAGAGAAGAACCTAATGCAGAGGACATAGTAGCTTCTCTAGGAACAAGTGTTCTTGTAGGTGCTGTTGATGCTCTTTCTGCAAAAGTTCTTTTAGGTGCTGCTCCTAATCTAGTTGGTAAGCTTGTTAAAGGTGGTGTTACAGAAGGTGCTACGGAGGCTATACAAAGCTCTATTGAGCAGGTAGGTGGCTCTTTAGGCACAGAAGAAGGTTTAACCTTTGATGTTAAACAAGCTATTGGAGAGGGAATAATAGGAGCAGGTATAGGAGCACCTGCTAGTGCATTAGTCTCAGGAACCGAGGAGGTCTCTGAACCATTAACTACAGAAAGCAAGGATCTTCTTCCTGATCCAGGCACTGCGTTAGTTCCTGCTGGTGGTCGTGATTTAGTTCCTGTTGGCGATGTTTCTACGGAAGAAAGCTTACAGGTAAGTGGTTATGACTATGCACAAGCTAATATAGATACGTTAGCTGATATTCCTGCTGTTAATATAAATACTACTATTGACTTAGAACAAGATCAGAGTGGTAATTGGAGACTTCAGACTAATGATGGTTTCACTCTTGGAAGCTTTAGTCCTGGAAATTATAATGGTGACGCTGAAAGAGCAAGGTTAGAAGCTAACGAAGCTAAGAAGTTCTTTAATGATAATTTACTAGGAGCTATAGAAAAAAGAGAAGGTATTATTACAGAAGAAAAAGCAAGAAAGTCTTTACAAGACGCTAAGATAAAAGAGACTGAAGCTACATTAAACGCTGCAAGAGAGGCTTCAACACCTATAGATCCTTTCTCCGTTGATGAGATTAACGAGATTGGAGGAACGATTGGTATTGCTTCTTTAGGTAATAGTGTTGCTTCAAAAAGAACAGCCCAGGCTGGTATAAATGTTCAGGTGGGTGAGGATATAAGACAAGATGATAAATATACTATTGATGATATAGTTTCTTCTGTACCTGATAATCAAAAGCAATCCGCACGAGATGCTCTTTTAAGAAAAAGAAAACCTAATCTTATTGAAAACATAAAGCAATTAGCTATTAATGAACTTGCAAGTACTAAAAATATTAAGACATCAGGTAGAGCTTGGGATACTTTTCTAAGAAGAACTACTGGAGCTTCTAAAATTGATAGCATGTCTGAAGTTCAAAAAGGTGTCCTATACGATTCTATAAATAAACTGCCTGTGTTTGAAAGTATTCAAGGATCTAAACCAGTTGATGTCCCTGTTCTTTCATCTCCAGACTTTACGTCTTCAGACATCAACAATATTATTTCTAACATTAGACAAACAAACGAAACGACTCCTTTAAAAACAAAGAAACAATTAACTAAAATTATTAATTCAAGTATGGGCAGGACTATCACTCCAGTAAGTAAAGTCCATAAAGATATAGAGTCTATTCTAAAAGCACGAGGTGTCCTTGACGAATCTGTTTCTGTTAAAGATGGTGTCAATCGTTCTTCTTATACAGTAAAACCTGTAGAAGAAAGATATAATCCTCTTCGTAATATAAGAGCTAATGAAGCTCGTAAACAACGTGAAGAAAGTGGTGTTGATTCGGTTGGCACTCCATTGGATAGTGAGAAAGTTTACAGGCAAAAAGATTTTGAGGGTATGCCTCCTTTAACAGGATCTTTTGAAGATAGATTAAATCAAGCCTCTTTAATTCCTGACCCATCTGAACGTATAAAAAATAGATCAGCGGAGTTTGCTCGTGAAGTAATGAACCAGCTTGCTCTTAGAGGTTTAGGTGATATTGGGTTGCGTTTTAGAAGCGAAGCAGAAATAGGTGGAGAAGGAGCTTATCTTAGTAATAAAGATAATCTAAGAGTTATTGAGCTTGCTTTAAACCTAGACAGTTCTTTATCTGATTCTCAACAGTTTGAACAATTACTAAATGTTCTTAACCATGAGTCTGTACACGCACTTATAGAAATGCAGAACAGTGGATTAGGTGGTCCTTTTGTAGAGGGTGATGTTGAGTTAATAAATAATATTGTTTCTAAAGCTATCAAACCAAACAGAGCAGATGCAGACTTTGAGGGTAAAACTTATTTAGAAATAGCTAAAGAAGATTACAGTGATCTTAATGAAGAAGCCCAGGTAGAAGAAGCCTTTGCTGAAATGATGAGAGACTGGAGTAATGGTAGCGAAGTATTTAATACAAAAGGTGGTGGAAAAGTTGATGCTCCTGTTGGTATCTTTAGAAGAATATTAAACTTCTTACTTGGTATTAAACAAGCGTTAAAGAAAATAGATATTGAAAAAGCAGAAGATTTGTTTACTCGTGTAGAAAAAGGAAGAGATCCAGAAATAAACAAAACTGATTACAAATTATTTGAAGATGCTGCCTCGCCTATAAAAAAAGCTTTGTCTCCTAATGGTCAGAAATATGTTGATATGGCTAAGGATCAATTAAAAACTATTCCTTTAGATTTTCAAGACAGGTTAATAGTAAATGATTATCCGTCTACGTTAGATGGTAAACTTCCTGATGCACTACCACCAGGTTCTGAAACTGTATATTCTCTTGCTCTTAAAATGGACACAGCAGCGAAAAACTCTGGTGGTATTATAGAGAGGACATTAGAAAACATTCCTTTACTAAGGGACATGATATCTTCTGAAGTACTCAGAGGTATTGCCGAAGATGATAGCGGAGCAACCTGGTACACAGATCAAATGTCTGGAAAAGATACTTACTTATATTTGATAGAACCAAGTATTTTTCAAAGTAAAAAGAACAAAGATGTTTTTGAGTTAGCTCTTGCTGTGTTGTCTAATCAAACGGCAGTTCAACCAAACCTTGAAAATGCTTTGGAGGCTTATAGATTTTATCAGAGAAATAATTCTTTACCTGAAAGTGCTACAGACTTTACAAACAAAAGCTCTATTAAAGGCGGTACGCTTCAAGCGTTTAGACTTGTTAATGGTGTAATAGATGGGAAGGTAGAAGGATTTGATCTTGATTCCTTTATTAAGTTTCTTGATACCCCTATTTCTGTAAGTGATCTTAATCAGTGGATGATTGATAATTCAATAAAAGATACATACGGAGTTAGCAAAGTATCTCAAGAAAATGTAGATCAAACTTTAACTGGTTCTATTATATTAGGTCCAAAGGTCGGAGCTTTCCATCAGAATATAAGAGGCAATAGGATGGCTCTTACGCAAGATAGATGGTTTACAAGAACTATGAATAGATTTTTGGGACAGGTTGCTAAAAGTCCCCTTACTGCGGAACAACAAGCTGTCAGATTAAAAAAGATTAAAGATTTGTTTATAGAAAATAAAGATAATCCTGCTCAAAAGTGGTTGCTTAGAAGCGTTAATCAAAACATTAAAGAAGCAAACGCTAGAGCAGTTAAAAAAGGTAATCCTAAACCATATGATTTTGAAGTTAATCAGAAATCTATTACAAAGATATTTTCTCCATTAGAAAAATACACAAGCTATGACAGTGCAGAAGAAATTGATGTCATTGGAAAAATGTGGAGCAATCAATTTTATAATGCTTACAGAACATACGAAGCAGCAAAGGCTTTGGGTATAGAACTTCCTCCTCTTGAAAATTATTACAGTAAAAATATGTCTGTATTTTCAAAAGAAATGAAAACATTAGAGTCTGAGATTAAAAAGTCTGATAACAAAGATAGGTTTAAAGATTTGTTTTCTGATACACAACAAATTTTCTCGTCAGATTTTAAAGAAAATGTTTTTAATCCTGAAGCGTTTGTAAAAGCCAATACTTTCTTTAAGAACTTTAATGGTGTTGTTTTTGATACACCTAAAAACGGAACTTACAGAGAGTACATGAGAAAAGTTATGTCTGCTGTTTCAGACAATATTAAAGAAAAGACAGGATTAGATTTAAAACCTGCTGACATACAGGCTATACTGTGGTATCCTGAAAAAAGGCATTATGTAAACAAAGGGGTGTCTTCAGGATTAGGTGAAGATAATGATTTTACAGATGCTGCTGAAGTAATACTTAACCAAGAAAGAAAGGGAGTTACAGAAGATGACATCAGGAAAGCAGAAGAAGACCTTAAAGAGACACTCTCCAGATCAGTACCAGTCGGAGGAGGAGGACTTTCTTTACCTGGCGAGCCAGAACAACGATCCAGACTCGGAGGAGAAGATGTTCAAGTCTCTAGGAGATCTGATGAGGAAAACACTAACCAATCAAACCAACTAGAAAGTATTAGAAGGGAACCTGGGCTATCTTTGTTTGAGGCAGGTAAGCCCAAGCCTTCTGTGTTGTTGTTGCCTAATGGTATTAAGTATGAAGGTCAGATAAAGCGTACATACTCTATACCAGAGGGCAGCGAATCTTCTATTAAGATGAGCAACTCTAACATATCTTTATCAGATATGAATGAGCTTCCTTCAAATGAAGCGTCATCTCTTTTCTTCAAAGAAACTATTAAGTTTAATCAGCTTGGAACAGGAAATCCTGTAGATACAGGCAAAGATTATTCTACCACCAGGATGTTTGTTTCATCTAATGGAGAATCAGCTTTTTCTTTAAACGAAGATGGAGAGATTGATGCTTTGTTTAATAGCGAAAGAGCAAATGATCCAAGTAATATATACAACACTCTTCTATTAGCTACTCAGTTAGGTGGTAGAAAAATTACAATTAATGATAGTGTTTCTAATCCTGACATGTATTCGGATGTAGGTTTTAAACCTGTTGCTAGGTCAGAAGGAAAAGTATTATTAGTACATGATCCTGAGTTCTTTGGAAGTTATACCAACAATATAGAAAATGTTGTTGAGTCAGATACTTTGCAAGACGCTTTGATAGAGCAAGATACTGTTGCAGAGCAAGTGATTGCAGATGCACCAGCATCATTAATAGATGAGAATACTATAACAAAGAAGTATAGTAGGAGCAGACCGCGTGGGCATAAGATACCACCTGATTCAGAGGTTACTCTTAGACGATCAAAAGTTAATGAAGAAGGTGAACCTACTGGAAACACTACAGACAGTTTTGGAAATGTCAGAGTAGATGATGATAGGTATACAGTTAAAATAAAAAAAGGGGATCATTGGGTAAACGCTTCTACTAAAGAAGGTGCTGGATTTGGATTAGCTCATGCTGGTTTACATAGTTCTCTTTTAAAAAATTACGGATTTGATAACCTACAAGATTTTGTTTTCCAAGCTTTGAATCAACAAGTGACTAAGGCTAAAGGAAGACCTAATACTATTGTTGTTAAAAAAGGTTTTAATGACAGGGTTGAAGTTACCTGGAGCAACCCAGATTTCGGAAACGATAAAGGAAAAATAATTCTTGATCTATACGAGGGTAAGAACAATCAAAATGTTGCTTCTGTTGTTACAGCGTATATAGACAATAAAGCTTACAAAGATTCTGTAAAACAAAAAGACGCAGAGGATTACCTTAAAGCAAATGGTATAAATATAACTGACGGCAATCCTAATAATCCAGCTATCGTAAAAGGTGTAGAGGCGGCTTATAAAAGAGAACGCCCTATAACTGAAAACACTCTTTCATTAAGAAGACTTTCAAGGAAAGCAAGATCTTCTTACAGTAACGATGAAAATGATATTGTTAATAGAGTAAGTAATGAGGAGTCTAAGGACTCTGCTGGAGAAATTTATATAAATCAAACCACTTCTAAATTAAATGAGATAGGTCCGTTTAAAAAAATGTATCTTCTCTTTGAAAAGAAGATAGCTAATAAGTATGCGTTTATTGGTTGGTTAGATAAAAATGTTAAGAAGGTTATTGTAGATTCCACAACTGCTAACTCTGCAATGGCTGCTGCTTTACTTGCAGACAGATCAAAGATATTTTTAAACAGTGCTATCAACAGGGGTGTCCCTGTCTTTAATGGTGTTAGAGTATACACAGCGACTAAAGATAAAGATGGTAGAAACCTCAGAGGGTTAAGATCAATTCTTTCTCCTATTGGTAGAAATGGTTTATGGAATCAGTTTCAAACTTACTCTGCTGCTATTAGGGCACAGAACCTAATGAAGGAAGGTAAAGAAAGACTGTTTGAAAATGATAAGGATATTGCAGATGCTCTTGGATTAAACGAAACATCCAAGCAACAATACCCTGAGATTGCTGAAGCTACTTATGTCACAAAGGATGGAGAAACTCTTACAGGGTTTGAAGCAGTTCATGCAGAGCTACAAGAGTTTAATGGTTATCTTGTAAAGTATTTAGTAGACACTGGTGTTATTACTGAAAGCATGAAAGATGAGTGGCTAAAGAATAGCGACTACATACCATTTTATAGAACAGATAAACTGTCAGGTAACTTTCCTGTTGATCAGATAATGTATCCATCATTAGATTCTGAAGGTATTAACAATGAAAGTAATGTTACGGAAGGTGGTCTTTCAGCCCCAAGTATTGATATAGATAAAACTTTTCCTAAGCTAACGGGAAGAGGTGTTCAATTTACTATCTTCGTAGGAAACAATCCTGTTCCTAGACAGTCTGCTAGTGACATAGCACAAACACCTCAAGAGATTAAAAGGTTAGTTGGGGTGTTAAAAGAACAGAACCCTGATTCAGAGGTTACTGTTAGGATTACAGGTAAACCTATAAAGGGAGATTACCTTGAGAACCTTCTTACTAATGTAGAGACTGCTCTTACTTCAGGCTTAAAAAATAATGCTTTGCTCAAGTCAATAGATCTAATGGAGCAAGCAGGTATTGCCGAAGATATCACAGAGAGTATTCTTTCTAACGATGTAGGCGTTGATAAAACAAATGCGGTAACAGTTAGAAAAGATGGTGTGACTAAGTACTACAGAGTGTACGATGACATAATGTTATCTAGTTTAAATAACATAGTTGCCCATCAAAAAGGTAACGTCTTTACAAACATGCTTGCTAAACCATCAAACTTGTTAAGAGAAATGATTACACGCAGTCCTGCTTTTATGGCTTTTGCTTTAATAAGAGATTCTGCTATGGCTTCTGCCACTACAGGAAGATCTGTTATTCCTATATGGGATGGATTCACTGGTGCTATAGATGCATATAGAGGAACAGAGAGCAGTGAGGCTTTAAAAAATAGTCTTGTGTACGGAGGTTATGATTTAAGAGGAAGTTCAGGTGACGTATCTAGGACACTTAAAGAAGGGTTTGCAAGGGATACTGCTATAGGAAAAACAGCAGACATAAAAAGAACAATGTTCCGTATGTGGGAATGGCTTGGTGATGTATCTAATGCATCTGATGCGGCTGTTAGAATTAAAGTTTATGAAAAAGTATTAAAGGAAACAGGTAATGAGGACCAGGCTATTTATGAAGCTATGGAAGTTATTAACTACGCAAGGCGAGGGGACAGTGCAGTTCTCCAGGCTTTAATTCCTATGGTTACTTTTTTAAATGCCAGGATACAAGGTCTTATGTTAATGCGTACAGCATTCGCACATGACACTGCTATGCCAGACGCTAAGAAAGCACAGAAAAACTTTTTAATTAGAAGCGGTATGATGGCTGGTCTAACCACTATACTTTGGATGATCCAACACGATGACGAGCAATGGCAAGAACAGAGGGCACAGGAAAGAGATCTTCACTGGATACTAACCCCTGGTATGATTGGTTTGAGTAATGACAAGCCTCCTTTAAGAATACCTATTCCTTTTGAGTGGGGATTTTTGTTTAAGGTTATTCCTGAAAGGATACTTGAAGCTGCGTTTGGTGACGATGATGTAAAAGATGTCATGCAGTCTATGAGTAGAAATATAGCTGGTACATTTAATTTTCTTCCTTTACCTCAAGCGGTAAAACCAATAACAGAAGTCTTAGGAAACTATAATATATTTACGGGAGAACCTATTGAAAGCTCTTATGTATCAGGATTAAAAAGAACAGAAAGATATTACTCAGGAACATCAGAGTTAGCTAAGTCTTTATCTAATATAACACCAGCTTCTCCTATTCAGATTGATCATCTTATCAGAGGTTACTTAGGAACTGTGGGATTAGTAGCTGTTGATGCTGCTGATTCTTTGTTAAACCTATATAAAGGAAAACCTGTTATGCCTCCTATGGAAAAAGGTTTTGAGAAATCTTATTTTGTAGGAAAGTTTTTAAGTGATAGCGTACCACAAGGTACAATAGAAAAATTTTATGAGCTTAAAGATTCTGTTGATGAGATAACTAATACAGTTGCTAAAGTAAGAAGAACAGAGCGGAGAAATTATGAATTGTCTGACAGTGAATTAGAAAAAATTAAATACAAAAAGATGGTTAGTAAAGCCGCCAGGCAACTCTCAGATTTAAGGGCAATGGCTAGTGTAGAAAGATCAAGAGGTGGTGATCCAGAAAGACTAAGAGATATATCTGTACGTATGGCTAATATAGCCAGGCGAGTAGTTGATACAGTAGATAATAGGTAGTTAAGATTATGGAAAGTCAAGCAGATAAATTAAGGCAACAAATTAGAATGCATGAGGGTGTAGAGCATAAGGTCTACGAGGATACTGAAGGCATTAAGACTGTTGGTGTGGGTAGAAACCTAGAAGATAGGGGTCTATCTGATGATGAAATAGATTACCTTCTTAGTAATGATATAGATATATGCGTTAAAGAATTAGAACAAACCTTTGATTGGTACGATGATTTAGATGATATAAGAAAAAGAGTTCTTATAGACATGATGTTTAATTTGGGGATGCCAAGACTCAAAGGATTTGTTAATATGTTAAAGGCAATAGAAGCAGGGGCTTGGAAGAATGCTGCTGTTGAGATGCTTGATAGTAAATGGGCAGAGCAAGTAGGTAACAGAGCTAGTCGTTTATCAGAGATGATGGAATCTGGCACAGATTATATAGGATAAGATTATGGCAGGTGGTGGTGGCAATTATAATTTTTCAAATGCTCCTAGTTATGGGAATCCTAATTTAGGAACATTCCAAACAGGCATGGGTGGTAGTTATTTACCACAATCATATGGATACATGGCTCCTCAAAACTTCACAGTGCAGACACCTAGTGGTATTGGCACTACTTCATCTCTTTCACCAGAAGCGCAAACAGTTCTTGAAAATGCCGGGGCTAATGTAACCTCACCTCCAGAAGCAGATCCAATCACAACACCTGATATGGACACAATGGCAAGCACAGCACCTGTTACAACAGCAAGCACTTCTTCTCCAGCGTTTAACAATATGAATATGGATTTCATAAGAAATGTTGCTTCAAGGTATCTAAGTCCACAGAGGTTTTCATCTCCACA